GTCTAAACAATTTAAGTTCAAGTAATAAATCGGTTGGAAATGAAGTTTTTAATACAAAACAAACTTTAAAAGTTTTTGAACCAAGAAAAGTTATTGCAAATTTCACAGACGTATATGATTTTACTACGAATAGACCTGTAACAAATTTTTCTTTTTATCAAAATCAAAATCCTACTGTGTTTGCATTATTGGGATTAAATGGTTTTTATGAGTTTCGAACACCAAAAACTTTTGTGGCGACTGAAGGTTATTGTGATTACATAACCCCAACAAATGCTTTACCATTTAGAACTACAACTTCAATATTGAACACACCTTATTTTGTTAATTCAATTCAAAATGGTGTACAAAATATTAGAACAAGTGACCCATATCCGTTTGTTCAATCGGCTTATTTGTTTTTGAATTCGTTACCATTAGCATCACTAAGAGAAAGATATAAATCATTGTCAAATGATATTACAACTGACTTAGATTATATAGCGTCATGTTTTAATAAGTTTGGTGCTATTCACAAATTACCATACGCTTGGATTTTAAAATATGGTTCTGTTTGGCATCGTTATAAAAAATATAAAGAATCGAATACAGATATTTTGGATAGTGCTTGGAAGAATTTTGATTATACTACCAATTATAGTCCTATTTTAAGTTCGGTTACTCAAACATATGATTTTAAAATAAATAACGTACCAACAACTATTACATTACAACAGGAGAATTCAACTGATGTTAAAATGCAAATTGGTTTTTATCCTAAAGTTGTAAATGACTTTAACGTGTTTTACAAGGGGTTTGAGTTATATGACAATTATACTAATGACGAGATTCAAAGTAGTGTTAATAATGGAATGAAAATTTATAATTTTGAAAACTCAAATATTACTGCGTCTCGAAATAGTAAAACGTTAAATTTATTTACATATTCAGTGTTGTTAGAAAATAAAGATTTTGGTACTGGAATAGATTGTGACCCTACTAATAATACTAAAGGTGTTGAATATTTTGTTGTACCTTCTTTTGGTACTTTTTATAACCAAACTCAAATTGCTTGTGTTGAAAATTTAACAACAACTAATAACGCTGTAGTTGATTTTACATTTAATCCGAATATATACAATGGTTCGGTTAGAACTCTATGGTCTGCACCAAATTATGGTTATTTTGATAACAATCAGATTAAATACCCTCAGCCTGACTCATATTTAAACTTTATTAATAATGGTGAGGAACAATCTCCTATGTCATTATTAAATGAGGATAAGTATACTAAAATTGAAGAAATCCTTTCAGTATTTGAGAAGAAAATTTTAGACTCATTTGAACAAGAGTTTTTAAATTTCTGTAAACCAATTACTGATATTTCAACAATAAAAGAAACAACTTCTTTTTATACTTCAACCGTTGATGATAATAATAATTTTAAAAATTTTCAATCATTATTTAGAGGGTTAATGTCAGTTCCTGCAAAATCTGCAAGCGCGACGGAAGACGAATATTTTAATAATACAATTACTAATCAATATAATACATTCCAAGGTGGTATTAAAGATTTTATGAATTATGATGTTTTATTTAGATATGGTAATCCATCTGATTATAAAAGAAGACTTTTTAATTCTTATTTATCTCATAATAACACTCAAAAAGTTGTTGACCCTGTTAAATTTAGACCTTACATTCAAAATACTCTTCCAACAAATGGAGGTACGTTAACGGTTTCTCAATCAAAAGGGTTAAATCCTAACGCGTGGATAGCACTTGAAACTGAAGTTGGATTTTCAACGATAAGAAATGTTGAATATAGTAGTACCGGTTCATACATAACGGATTTCTTTGTGAATAATAATATTGAATTTACAACGGATAATGTTGTTTTATTGGCACCAATAATTAAGATGTACGCAACTCAAAAATTAAAAAACCCAACAATTACGGTTGCTCAATTTCAAAATCAAATTAATCAGTACTTGAACAATGAAAGTGTATTACAAGACAATTTCTTAAATTTAGTTTTAGATGGGGTTAGAAGAGATTTACCAAACCAACAACAATTACCTGAAAGGGTAAATAGGAGTGCTATTGATGGGGAACAAAGTAAAGTTGAAAATTACGAAGTATTCAAAGCTCTTAATGATAAGTGGATTGCGGGTGGTGACTTTAAAACAAAAACATTATTTGAGGATATGTTATTTTTAGATAGGGCATCAAGAAATATTGGTGATACTATCATATTAAACATCTTTGATATGCAAGGGATGTTTGGAGTTGGTGGTAAAGATGGTGATTATTCGTTAAACCAAGCTATGAGTGTTTACACCTTCATTAGTGGATTATTAATTAGTAATAATTTCACAGTAATGAATTTACCTGCTTATATTAATTTTTATAATGTTCAAGATGTTGATGGAACAGTTATTCCAAATAAATCAGAGGGTTCATTAGGATTTGCTAATAGTATGTGGGGAACATTCTTGGATGTCGACTATAGAAAATCGAGTTCAAAAATGGTTTGTTTTTATGTAGGTAAACCATCTCAATATTTGGATTTACCAAAAGGTAATTTTAGATTTAGAGATGATGGTTTTGAAATGAGAAGAGCGTCTGAAAATCCATTAATTGAAAATCAACAGGGTAAAAAAGATTGGGCTTTATCTAACAAATGTGTTGGATTTAATGTTGATATTGGAACTCGTAATCAGAGTATATTCTATTCATTTAGTGTTTCCCAAGATAATGGGACCGCAACATCAGAATCGATAAATGCTCAAATTAATATGATTGACCAATCATCAGGAAAAAATGTTACAACTCAAAATGCAAGTTTATATAATCTATACAAACAGAGAAGTTATAAATGTAATGTTGTTTGTTTAGGAAATGCGTTATTACAACCAACCATGTATTTCAATTTAAGACACGTCCCAATGTTTAATGGACCATATATGATACAACAAGTTGAACATAGTATTCAACCGGGTCAATTTCAAACATCATTTCAAGGGATTAGACAAGGAGTATATGATTTACCCGCGATAGATAACTTCATTCAAAGTGTTAATCAGAACTTATTAACTAAATTAGAATCAATTCTTAAAATTAAGAAAGATGTTATTAATGTATTATCGGCATCAACTGATTCAAATAAAAGTAAAAATATTCAACAAAACGCTAATTCAACTAAAGCTGCTTCAAATACTTGTAGTAGTAAAGTTCTTCCGGTATATCTGAATGCAGGGTATAATGTGGTTGATGCAACCAAAACTAGTGTTACTGAGGCGAAATTTGCTGCGGCTCTTAAGAGATTGATACCGAATCTACCGGTACTTCAAACTATTATTTATTGTATCTCTTATGCTCGTTCATTTGAAAAAATAAGTAATAGTAATGCGGGTGAATTTAATGGATGGAGTAATAACTTGGCGTCAGTTTCGTTAGATATTGACTATGGAGCTACATCAACATTATTTTTAAAACCTTATTCTTGTGTTAATGTTCAAACAAATCCATCGACTAATATTTCATTACCGTTGGCAAGTTTTTCAACACTCGATACATATATTACTTTTATGAGAGATAGGTTGATTAATAATATTGACAGAGTTTTAGATATTGGTTTGGTAAAATATTATGTTTGTTTCTACCCTCAAAAGAATGTTTCACCAAGTGATTACGATAAAAATATCGATGAGTATAAAACTTTAAAAAGGACAATGGAAAAGGCTTTAACGTCTGCATTGTCCAAAGGGGTTGAGGTTGCAACTAAAGAAATTGTTGCGGATTTATTAAATCAGATAAATGAAACCGATAATAAAGGTAGTAGTCCGGGTGTTACACCAACACCTTCACCGATTCCACCATTACCAGGACAATCTTGTCCACCACCGGTTATATCATCGTTTTCACCATTATCAGGTAATACAGGAACGATTGTACAACTTAATGGTAGAAACTTTAATGGTGTTAAATCGGTTAAAGTTAACGGAGTTGAGGTTGGAATGACAGGTATAACGGTGTTTAATGATTCAACGATGAGAGTTATTACGCCTAAATTTTTACCTGATAATGTGGTTAAGAAAGGGTTTATTGTTGTCACTACTGATTTTGGTACATTTACAACAATTGACCAATTTACCTATGACCCTGCATTACCAGCATCTGCAGCAGCATCACCTGGTGGTTATCAAAATCCACAAAATCAAACTGCAAACGCACCTAAAGCAGATGTTCCAAACGCTAACCAACAACAAACAGGACCGGAACCACTAATATCGACAAGCCAAGATTTAATAAGTGGTAAAGTTACTGAGAAAGTAACAATTTCGGTTAACCCACAAGTTGGGGCTTGGGTACTTGACACTAAAGTTGAAATGACTACTTCAATATTTGATGAGACATTAGAAAACAATAAAGTCAAAACAACTTTAAATAGAACGGTAAAAACAGATATTACAAATTATGTGAATAATAATATCTTTACAATTACATATAACCAAATTGCTGATATGTTAATTAATACACCTATTAGTCAATTTGCTCAAAATCCGATTAGAAATGGTCAAGTTGTTACAATTGAATTTTGTGTAACCTCTAGTGCCGTGGATAAGGTTAAATACCCTAATAAAGCTCTTAGATGTGTTAATTTTTATTTTAAACCATCAACTCTTACTCCTAATTCACAACCGGCATCACCATCACAATTATCAATAATATCTCTTGGTGAGAGTCCTAATATACAAGGAAATAATTTTAGTTATACTAACATTAAAAAACCTGATGGAGGTTATATTACATTAAAATTAAATACAGGAGACCAACCATTTAATTTTTCATGGGTTGGTTCTTCCCAATTCTTTAAACCTGGTGATTCATTTCCGGCTCCTTCAAGTTGTAGGGGTGGAGATAGTACAGAATATACAAAAGTTTGTACTGTTAATGGTTTAGGGGTATTTACATTAGTTATGGAATACTATCCAAAAGGGTTTGTTGGTGATAAAGAATTGGTTACTAGTCCACCTTTCACTTTATAACATAACGATATATTTATAATAAAAACAATTTTATGAACATAAAATCAGCATTAGATAACTATCTTGGGAAATCAACTAGAGTTTCTCAAACAGATAACGGTGACGGAACACAACAAGTTTGTGATTTAGACACAGGGGATTGTTATACAATCAGAGAAAGAGATGGTCTTATTGAAAGAGCCGGACACCAAACAACTATTAATAGAAAAGTTAGAGTTGAGACGGCAGGAGGAATTAAACAATTATTAAACGGATAATCGAAATGGCTTTAGACAAGAAATTAATACAAGAAATTGCAAGATATCATAATATCAACAAGTATATTATGGAACAAGAGGCGGAAGTTCCTGAAGACCCAACAGCGGGGTTAGAGGCGTTAACGCCACCACCACCTGCGGGAGGAGAAGTTCCACCGGCACCTGCACCTTCTGAGGCAGTACCACCACCAGCACCGGGAGACGGGGCACCACAACCAATTGATGTTGCTAACGACCCTGACGTTGAAAAAATTGACGATGAGGGAACATCTGAAGAAACAGGAACTGAAGGTGAAGAATCTGAAGAACTTGAAATAACTGATTTGGTTAATTCTCAAAAAAATATTGAAACAAAACAAGAAGAGTATTTTGAAAACTTGTTTAACCAACTTTCTAATTTAGAGGCTAAATTGGGTGAGATGGATAATGTTATGAACAAATTAAATTCACTTGAAAATAAGATTGAGAAGTATCGTGAAAAAACTCCTCAAGAAAAATTAGAGTTAAGAAGTTATGATTCATACCCATTCAATCAAAAACTTTCACAATTCTTCGATGACAAACAAGACGAGATGGAGAAAACAGGAAAAAATGATTATGTTTTAACTTCAGACGAAGTTGAAGATATTAATGTGAATGATATAAAAAATTCATTCCAACCTGGTTCTCAAGAAGATGAATACAAAACATCATTCAAACGATAATAAAAAATTCAAAGGTGTCTCAACGGACACCTTTTTTTATTTGACTTCACTAATTTTATCACCTATATTTAAAGGACAATTTAACAATTTAATTTTATAACACATGAGTTCATTAGACGCCGTATTGGCACAGTACGAAAATTCAAAACAATCAGGGGGCGGGGCCCAAGGGAAAATGTCGCAAGACGAAAGAATGAAAAAATATTTTGCACTTATCTTAAGTGATAAGGAGCAATCTGGACAAAGAAGAGTTAGAATCTTACCTACAAGCGATGGTTCATCACCATTTAAAGAAGCTTGGTATCATGAGATACAAGTAGGAGGACAATGGCAAAAATTTTATGACCCGGGAAAAAACGATAACGAACGTTCACCTTTAAATGAGGTTTATGAAGAGTTAATCTCAACCGGAAAAGAATCAGACAAACAATTGGCTGCTCAGTATCGTTCTCGTAAATTCTATATCGTAAAAGTTATAGATAGAGATAAGGAAGAAGACGGACCAAAATTTTGGAGATTTAAACACAACTACAAAAATGATGGTATCTTAGATAAAATCATTCCAATTTGGAGAAACAAAGGAGATATTACTGATGCTAATATCGGTAGAGATTTAATCATTGAATTAAATAAAACAAAGGCTCCAAATGGTAAAGAATATACTGCAGTATCTACAATTATGTACGAAGACCAAGGTCCGGTACATACTGACCCGGCTCAAGCAAACGCTTGGATTACTGACGAATTAACTTG